TCATTGAACTCTGCAGAGTATTTTTCCTCCAACGCTTCGCAGACTCTTTCCATCTCATCGTTGACTTTAGCAATGACTGCTGCTTCAAAAATGGATGTTGCTTTCTCTCTAAATTCTTCGGATAAATCTTCACCGAAAATAGATGCCATATCAATATTTAACTCTTGATCTGCTTCTGACAATTCGTCCATATTTTCGTCATCCTCTGTGTCTACGTCTTCGGTGCGTCTATAAACAATTTTGCCTGCCTTGTCTGTAGATGTTTCATTGCCTCTATTTGTGTCTTTAAACTGTAAACGACCTTGGTCGTCTGTAGAAGATTTAACTTCTACATTTTTATCTTTCTTAAAGACAAGACGCCCTTTATCATCTACGGATGTCTGAATGTCCTTATATCGGTCATTTATTGTGCTATCCGTATCTGCCTCAGAAACAACTTCTTCTTCCTCACGAATACCGGTATTCATAGGAATGGCTGGCCAACTAGCACCTAGGTTCGGTGTACCTTGAACCGTAGTAAAGTTAGGGGCTACTCCAACTGAACCTTTCATCGCAATAGTATTTTTAGAAATACCTTTTGCAGTAATGGCGCCTTGATTTGCTTCATTTTCTCCGCGATCTTCATGGGATGCTTCTTCTGAACTACCTTGTTTAGGAGAAGATGAATCTCCTCCATTGGCAGGTTTGATCGAGGAATCCTTTGTTACATTGGACGAACTTCCGGCAGCTTCATCTAAAGAAGCTTTGACCTTTACATTCTCCAACAATTCCTTAATTTTGCTTTCTACTGACATTAGAGTCTCCTAATTGTATGAATATACTCAAGCATTATTTATAATTCTAGTTATCTAGACACTCGGGATAAGAATTGTTCGAAAATTCTTAATTTGGTTTCTTCCAGATTTTTACCAGAAGTTTTTCTTATTTCCTTTTGTGCATTTTCTATATGCACAGCTTTCCAGATACCGCTTTCTAATATCCATTCCGCAGATTCCATAATACCTTGAACAAAGGCATCTGGGGCAGATGGATCAGCTACAATGTCTACTGTCGCAAGATGAAAATCATCCTGCACTTCATTGACGCCTTCAGAATTCATTTTTAGAGATCCAAGACCTCTAGTTGATACACCTAATTGAACTTCATTTTCAATTAAATTCCTTGCAATAATACCCATTGGAGTTTCTAGTATTTTTGCTTTACCATATACATCGCTACCATTCATTTCCAATTTTGTAATCAAATGTGAAACTTGGTGCAAATTAATCGATGGGTTATCCGGGTGTCCTAATTCTCCCAAAGATCTTTTTTGTTCAATTAGTTCTCTATACTTTTGAACCTCGCGCTCCATAATTGGTTTGCCGTAAGTTCTGTTATTTTTGTTTTTTCTATTTGCTTGAGCAAACACGCCCTCGATATAAACAGTTTTGCCTCCACCTTGTTTTTCTTCGGTGATGTACTGCAAATCTTGAGCAACTTCCTTAATTAGTCTCATGTTATTTACCTTGGTACTATTTGTTGATTTGGTTCAATAAATCCGCCAGCTTTTGTAATTGTCAAATACATCAAGGAATTTGCTGGCATTGCGATAGAAATATTTGCAGAATTTGCAACTGTATCAGAAATACCAAACATTTGCGTTAATGACCAATTATCATTGCCAGACAAATATTGCGTAACATTACCATTTCTCGTAATTACGATTGGTGTTGCTCCTGGGGTAGACCACACCATACCGGTAATATTCATAGCAACATTACCGTTATCTAAAGTTTCATCTGCCAACTTAAGATCAAAAGTTGTTATATTTGCTTGACCATCTCCAATAAGTTTTACTGAAGCTTGTTGCCTAACTTTCTTAAGTACTGTTTTTGTGACTGGCATTATTCCCTCTTATTTCTTAGCTGTTTTTGCAGCATCTTTAAACGCTTGAGCAGTTGGGGCACCTTTAGTACCAGGTTTGCGCATTCTTTCATTACTACCTGCAGCAATACGTTTACGTTTAGCCTGAATATTTGCATACAAACCGGGCTTAGCGGCTTCATTTTTCATAGCATCAATTTCTGCTTGCTTTTGTGCAGCATATTGTTTGTACTGGCTAGGATCAGGTAATCCGCTTTTCTTTCTTTTTTCCTGATGCGTCCTGTATAGTTTTTCCTGTGCAGTTTCTTTTGGGTAATTAATTTTAATTTTTATCTTTTTAGCAATCTCATCTAGCGCCTTCAAACTGCTAAGTTCTTCAACCGTTTCTTTATTGAAATTTGGATTCTTTTTCGCAAAATCCGCAGGAGGTAATACAGGCATCGCCTTACCTGTTTTGTCTACAGCTTGTCCTTGGTCTAAATCTTCTCTATCTTTTGCAATTTTATATCTTTTTTCTAATTGAGATTTGTGGTCAGGATTGCTTGTATGTTGCGGGTTAGACAACATATCTTTTAATTGAGATGCCTGCGTCTTAGGTGCATCCAGTTCTTCAGCAACAGCCTTGGTCTTTAGCTTGTCAGCCGGTTTAGATCTATCTTCTATTGGTGGAAGTTGCCTGCCGTCTTTATTAATTTTTCCGTCTTCGTAATCTTTGATACGTTTCTGTGCTTCTTCGTAGCCACCGGGACCATCAATTACTCCAACAGGAATAGCTTTTTTCTTCATGTCTAATTCTTCACCAATTGGTCCACTTGGCTCTCTTAGACGAGATGCAATTTCTCGTTTTGTAAGTTTTGTTGAAGGTTCTCCCATTGTAGGTTCTCTTCTGCCCATACGATCTGGGGGAGAAACCGGTTCTCCCATTGTAGGTTCTTTTCTACCTGCACGATCGGGTTTACTAGTTTTCGATGGTTCGGGAATTACGTCGGTCAATGTCGGATAATCTGGTTTTTTGGTGCTGGCATTTCCCGCACGTACCTTTTCCATCTCCGCATCATATCTAGTTTTAAGATCAGATTTAACTGGCTCTGCTTTAACTGGCTCGGCTGCTGGTTCTGCATATCTGCGATATACGCCCCCAATTGGAACTGTTTTACCTACATTACTAGTTGTAGTACCGCCGCCTCCACCTCCGGCGCCCATTTCTGAACCTCGGTCATCTCCGGGTCTACGAAACCCTTTAGGTGGTACCATTTGCTCATCAATTTCAACTTCTTCATTGCGTTTAGACGCATATGATGCACCTAACGCCATGCGGATTCTTTCCTGTTTGCTCTTACCTGCAAATTTAGGATTGTCGCTTTTTACAAAATCGTGAATCCATTTGCCTGTAGGATCTGACGATTTTAATTTTTCTAAAAGTGACTCTTCTCGAATTGAATTAAATTTTTTCATCTTAATTTATTTTTATCTCTTAGGGGCGTCAGGCTTTGCGGCAGCTTTTCCGGTGGGCTGAGGGGGCTGAATAGGAGGTTTTTCGTCAGGCGTTGCTATGTCTTTACCTAATTGACCGGTAAATATATCGCCGATTATTCCAGCAACTCTTAATAATTTATTAGTGAATCCTTTTTCGCCAGCTGGTCCTGGTGCATCGGCATAATTTGTTTTATCCGATTCACCTAAGCCAGATGCAACTTCTTGTTTTTTATGGTCAAGTGCATCTGTTAACTTATCTGCGATAGCCGCATCAAAGTCTCGCATAGCATCGGTTTCGCGGTTAGCGATAATATTACTTACCATACTTCTAATTGTTTCTTTTTCCATAATAACTCCTATTGCGGCGGATTACCGGGTTGTTCTGTATTTATTTGCTGAGGCGGGGGCTCTTGCCCAATCTCAGTTTTCATAATTTGTATTTCTTTATCTGACATACGTAGTACATCTTTCATTACGAACCGCTGACTAAAATATGTACCAACATACGGTGTTATCATATTTAACAAATCAATTTGGTTTCTGTAATTCTCAGCACTTTTCATCTCATCAAAGTATTGATCCTGCGCATACTTATACTGAATCTTTTCTTTAATACTTTCCCAATCTTTATCTGTCAACACACCCTTTAGAAGCAATTGTGTTTTCAAAATATCATTGAATAAAATATTAAACTTTTTGCGAAGTCTACCCACAAATTTTGCAAATTTTAATTCGTCTCTAGTAATCTCGGTTGCTCTACCAAAAGATATACCGGATTGCGCTTGCATTCTAGATAAAGGAACATTTAATGCTTGATATAATTTGGTTTGAAAATAATTAATATCCTCAATTTGCCCTAAATTTTCACCGCCAGGTAACGTGGTAATTTCGGTTCCTCTGCCACCTTCTCTGCGAGGTAACCAGAAATCTTCAAGTAACGACATAAACTTTCTGTCATCTCTAATTTCACCTGTGTTAGAATCATACACAATTTTATTTCTATAGCGAGCCATAATATCTTTTAAATATTGCTCAGCTTTAATTTTAGGTAAATTACCTACATCAATATAAAATATTCTACGTTCCGGTGCTCTTGCTAATCTGTAAATTACCAGAGCATCTTCCATCATCTTTAATTGATTTACCGCCTTGATTGATTTATGTAAATAACCAAGTACAACATTCTTTTCTAAATCCATCATTCCCGAAGGAACAAATGCTACTGCGTCAGGTGAAATGCGAATGCCTTGATTTGCAGTAGTAGAGAATGAATAATTAGGGTTGTAATTTATTCCCTTTTCGTTATAGATAAAGAATTCTTTTATATCTTTAATTATGTCTATACCGGAATTAACATCCTTTTCCTTCTTAATTTCTTTTACTTTACGAATTTTTCTAGGATCGATTTGCATCAATTCTACAATCCCTCGTTTAGGGTTTTTCATATCAATAATTTTTTGATAGTATAGACGACCGTCAATATACCATCTTCTAAAAATATCATGAGCTTTATTATTAAACTCTAATAGCTCAAGTATTTTATTAAATTCATTTTCAATTGTATCTTTTATATCATCTGGAATATCTAACTTGTCCAAATTGATTTTTACTACAACATCGTCATCCACAGATGCGATTGCTTCAGTTACAATTTCATCTACTGCTGTAGAACAATCCGAATATGCTGCGGCTTCTCTGTATCGGGTAATTAAATCTGACTCAGATTTTGCCGTAGCATCCATATCTAAATAGGTGCCAAAATACCCTCCAGCTTGAATGCCGCTGGATTGTATAGTAGTAGCACCATCATCAGATACCGGTGTCATGAATTCTTGGTTTCTTTTATCTATCTTCTCTTCTTCTCGAGCGATAGTAAAACCAAATAGCTTAATTGCCATAATTAAATCACTTTATATAATATTAACCTGCGACTGAACCAAATATATTCAACGAATCAACCAACTGCGATGCGGGTGTACTACTAACTTCAAATGACTGATATTGGAATGCAACTTGGAATGAAGATATTTGATCATTTGTACCAAAATCCAATCCAACTGCACCAATATCTGTAGGAAATACACCTAGCATTTTATATTGTTTAAGAATAGCACCGTTACGATCTAACTGCGATATAAACATATCTGTTTGATATTGCGCCGGAGTTAATGCACCAGTTTTTGTTCTTAAATTTTCCATACCGTTCATCCATTGTTCTATAGCAGTCCGAAGAGTAAACCCCGAATCATTAAGTATAGTACAACTAAAAGGTGCAAATGTTCTATCACCAGCCATTGTTATTAGTCTACCCCGATAATACACCGGGGTAACACCTAATGTTTGACCAGGTAATTCTGCCGCAGTAATTAAAAATGGAGCTTTAGTTACTGCGAGTGCGCGACTTGCAACATAGTTAGGAAATGTTAATTGAACCGCAAACTGGTTGGGTCTTGCCCCACCGTTCGTTAGTTCAGCTTTAAATCTATCTACATTAAATGGTATTGCCATTTCTTCTTACTCCTATTATGCGCCGACTTCTTCGAAGGATACGCCTGTTCTTGTAGCAATAAAATTCAATTGAATAAAATTAATTGCTCGAGCAGGTTTAATGTATATATCAGCAACAAATTCATTGCGATCTATAACTTCTCCAGTATTGTTTGTTTCATCGCAAACTACTCTGAAGTCTGTAACACCTCTACGACCTTGAACGTCTCTTAAGAATGGCTCTACAAGATTTCTAAATTGTGCTCGGGTAAATGCGTCATTAAATTCAAACAACTGAAATTTTGACGCCGTTGCAATTGCTTTTTCAAGAACAATAAACAATCTACGTACATTAATACGATCAAATGCACTTGGTCTTGCTAACAATGTTTTATCGCCAAATAACAACGTACCTTGTCCTGGGAATGTTACTACAGGATTTACGCCCTTCTTATATAATGCATCTCTATCTGCCTTTGACGGAGACCACGATAATTTAACAACATTTTTAATTACACCTCTGTTATACCCTGCAGGTGAGAACCAAGGATCCGCAATATAATCTGTTCTAGCGGATAACCCTGCGATGTCGCCATTTAAGGGAACATATCTATATTTATCATTGTAACGATCGTATTGATATTTCCAGCCTGAATCTAAAACCGCAAAAGATGAGGATGTTAAATTATCTCTGTGCGTAATTATTTTTGCTGCCTGGCCCGTTGTATTTACTACATCTGCATAAGGTGGGGATGCGAATACTACACAATCTCTTCTACTTTCTGCAATTGCGATAACCGAATTTACTGCGGTATAGGATGTGGTTGGTCCCATTGGAATTAGTCCAACGTCGTATTCCTCATCGTTTGAGAAAATTTCATAACCTGCCAAAATATTTGCAATGCCGACTGTATCTCCAGACACACCTTGCGATAATGTGGTTGTTACATTTGCTAATAACGACCCAAACGTCTTATCGCGAGAAATTTGTCCCCAATTAGTCCCGCCCTCGGCAGTACTAGGATGATCTAATACCCAAACATACGATGACTTATCATTAATTACATCTTTATAGTAATTTGAAGCTTGATCTGATGTTTTTGCGTCTGATGCTTTAGATAAGAACGAGTATTTTTCTAATATTGAATTAGGAGTACCAGTAAAAGATCCTCTAACATCAATAACAATTACATGGATTTCATCATTAGAACCACCTTGTACCTGCACCGAAGCAGATGTACTTGGAGCAGAATCAAACGATGACGCATATGCCCAATTAGAATATGTACTAGAGTCAGCTAAAGAAACTTTTATACTATTCCCTAATGTGCCAGGATATCTAGCAGCAAACATACCGTAATTTAATCCACCTGCGCTATAAGCCGATGTATAATTGTCTTCATTTAGAATTAACGGTGATACATAATCTACAACTACAATTGCATTTGCAACTTCTGTATTTTCAACAATTGTTATCGTCGGCGTTGCAATATACCCGCTACCAATATTAGTAACATTTGCACCTACAACTTGGAATCCTAATTGTAATGCAATAAGTGCATTGCTTGTTATATAAGGCAAATCTTGTGTAGCAGGAACAACCGATACATTTGCTTCAGTATATCCAAACCCTGCATTAGTAATTGCCACATCAATAATTTCTGCC